CGGGTCATGCGCGCCGCCGACGGGGAGCCCTCCGGCCGGGTCGTGGAGGCGTACGCCACCGTGTTCGACGAGCCCGCGGAGATCCACGACCAGCAGGGGCATTACACCGAGGTCATCGACCGGGGCGCGTTCGACCAGGTTCTCGCCCGCATCTCCCGGTCCCGCGGCGGGTTCGGCGGCGCCGTCCGGGTCCTGTTCAACCACGGCAAGACGATGGAGGGCGTGCCCGCGCCGGAGTTCCAGCGGCCCATCGGCAAGGCGCTCGACATCCGCCCCGACGGCCGCGGGCTGCTGACCCGCACCGAGTACGCCAAGAAGCCGTTCGCCGAGGAGATCCTCGACGACATCCGCGAGGGCCGGATCACCGGCCAGAGCTTCGTCGGCGGGATCATCCGGTCCGACCCGGAGCTCCGCGGGCCCGGCGACAAGTACCGCGGCCGCAACGGCGTCCTGGCCACCGTGCGGCGGATGACGCTGGGCCTGCGCGAGTACGGCCCGGTCCTGTACGGCGCGTACACCGGCGCTGAGTTCCTCGGCGTCCGCATGGCCACTCCCGGCGGCCTGGCCGGGGACCTTGAGCTTGACCTGCCCGAGGACGAGGAGAGCACCCCCGAACAGGAGGGGGATGCCGCCGGCGGCACGCCCGAAGACGTGACCTCGACTCCCCGGTATCATGCCCACCGGCTGCTGGCGCTCCGCATCGAGGAGATCTGCCGCGAGACCGGTATCGGACCATTGAGGAGTCAGTGGTAATGGCAACCCTGGATGACATCATCCGCGAGCAGAACACGATCCACGAGGAGCTGGAGCGGATCGCCTCGGACCCGGACACCACCGAGGAGAAGGACGGCAACATGCGGGACACCCTGGTGTCCCGGTGGAAGGAACTCGACGAGGACCGGGCGAAGATCGTGTCCCGGATGGAGGAGCTGGAGCTGATCCGCAAGGCGGCCGCGGACCCGGCGAACCGGGAGGCCGGCGCCGACGGCGGCGTCCCGGGCCGGTGGGAGGGCCGCTCCCCGCAGTTCATGATGCGCCCGGACCCGTTCGCCGACCTGGACCAGGTCAAGCGGCACCTGGTCACCGGCTCCGACATGGTGGCCCGCGCGCAGACCGCGGTGGAGTACTGCAACCGGGCCGGCCGGCTGGCCGACGAGTTCGCCGAGGAGGCCACCCGCAAGGCGTCCTCGGACCCGAAGATCGCCCGGCACGTCCTGGTCTACGGTCACGACGAGTACTACAACGCGTTCCGCGACTACCTCAACGACCCCACCGGGGAGGGCATGCAGCGGGCCGCCGGGGCGCGGTCCCTGGTCCCCGCCCAGGGCGGATTCATGGTCCCCTTCACCCTCGACCCCACCATCGTGCTCACGACGGACGGCACCACGAACCCGTACCGCCGCCTGGCAAGCGTGAAGCAGACCACCACGAACGCGTGGCAGGGCGTCAACTCCGCCGGCGTCCAGGCCGCCTACCTCGACGAGGCCGCCTCCGCCTCCACCGCCGCCTACGCCGGCGTCGGGCAGATCCAGATCGGCGTCAAGAAGGCCGCCGCCTGGATTTACGGATCGCTGGAGGCGAACGAAGATACGAATTTCGCTGATCAGCTGCCCCGGATGCTTCAAGATGGCAAGGATATTCTCGAGGAGCAGAATTTCGCCGCGGGCACCGGGGGGACCGCGCTGAACGCCGGGGCGCCGTCCGGGATCGCGTTCTCCCTCGGCACCGCGCAGCGGGTCGTCCTGGGCACCCCCGGCGGCCCGTACGTCGCGCAGGACGTGTACAACCTCGAGGCCGCGCTCGGCCCGAGGTTCCGGCTCAACCCGTCCGTCGGGTTCGTTTCCAACATCAAGACGATCAACCTCGTCCGGGGCCTGTCCCCGTCCGGCGCCGGCTCCTCGTTCTGGGCCACCCTCGGCGACGGCACCCCCTCGCGGCTCCTCAACCACGTCATCGAGGAATCCCCGTCGGTCACCACCGCCACCGGCACCACCGGCACCGCCGCCACCGGCACCGGGTCCGCCGCACTCATCTTCGGCGCGTGGGACCACTTCCTGGTGGTCGACCGCATCGGTGTCAGCATGCTGTTCGAGCCCCTGATCAAGGACCCGACCAGCGGCGCTCCAAAAGGCCAGCAGGGATGGTTTTACTACTGGCGAAGTGGCTCAGGTGTGAGCTCGACCAACGCCTTCAGGCTCCTCACGGTCGGCTGACCTGCGGGGATAAGCCGGTTCTGGTTTTCTACTCCAGAAGTAAGAGAAATCCTGCGGAATGGCCGTTACCTCCGGGTGCGGCCATTCCGCGAGAAAGGGCAAGGCCAAGTGAGCGAGCAGGACGCGCGGTCGGCGCACGAGGGCGGCGAGATGGCGGCGCAGCGGCGGCAGGATCATTACCTGGCGAACATCGCGGGCCAGGGCACCCGCGCCGGGGACCCGGCGGAGGAGCCGGCCCCGTCGACGCAGGTGCCGGATGCGCCGCCGCCGCCCGACCGGAGCACGACCTGATGGCGGGGATGACCCTGACCGTCCCCGATGACATCCCGACCGGGGTGACGGCGGAGGAGGCGGCCAGGCTCGCCACTCTCGCGTCCGGCGGTGACGTGCTCGAGCTGGGCGCGTGGTTCGGGTTCTCCACGGTGGTCCTGGCGCAGGCGGCCCGGCGGGTCACGTCGGTGGACTGGCACCGGGGGGACGCGGGGACGGCGGACTGGGACGCCGAGGCGGGCCTGGGCGAGGCGGGCACGTGGGACGCGTACCGGGCGAACCTGGCCCGGTACGGGGCCGCCGCCCGGGTGGACGCGCGGCGGGGCCGGTTCGAGGACGTGCTGCCCGCGCTGGCCAGGGAAGGGCGGCTGTTCGACGGGCTGTTCCTGGACGCGCAGCACGACGCGGGCGCGGTAGCCGCGGACCTGGCGCTGGCCCTGCCGCTGATCCGGCCGGGCGGCTGGGTGGCGTTCCACGACTACGGCCGGGGCGAGGCGACGGGTCACCCGGGGTGGGGGGTGACGGAGGTCGCGGACCGGTTCGGCGTGGCCGGGGTCACCGGCCACCTGGCGTGGGGCATCGTCCCCGGCCCCGCCGCGGCGGGCGCGCCGGACCGGACGCTGACGATCGTCGGGATGCCCTACCAGGCCGACGGGTCCGGGTATCACCGGCTGTACCTGCCGTTCAAGCACCTGACCGCCAACTCGCGGCACGTGTTCGGGGTGCCGGCGCCGGGGACCAGGCTGCCGCACCCGACCCCGGCGGACGTGGAGGACATCGACGTGCTGGTGTTCCAGCGGCCGACGTTCGCGCTGGGAACCAGGCTGTTCGACCGGCTCGGCGGGCACGTCGCCCGGGTGCACGAGACCGACGATGACCTGATCACCACGGAAACGTCCAACCTGCCGTTCACCACCGACCCGCGGGCAGCGGAATCGGTCAGGTACTGCCTGCGCCGCGCGGAGATGGTCACCGTGTCCACCCCGTACCTGGCCGAGCTGTACGCCCCATTCAACTCCAACGTGGTGGTGCTGCCGAACTACGTGAAGGCGGGGCTGCTGGACATGCCCCGCAAGCGGCGGGACCGGGTCACCATCGGGTGGCAGGGCGGCACATCGCACCTGATCGACCTGTGCGCCGTCCAGGACACGCTCCGCGACGTCCTGGACGCCCACCCGGAGGCGGACATGCACTGGATCGGGGTGGACTACTCGCCGCTGGTCCGCCGCAAGTGCCGGTTCACCCCGTGGTCCGATGACGTCGGCGACTACTACAAGACGGTGGATTTCGACATCGCGATCGCGCCCCTGGCGGACATCCCGTTTAATAAAGCGAAATCGTATTTGAAGTGTCTGGAGGCGGCAGCCCGGGGCATCCCGGTCATCGCTACCGACTCCGAGCCGTACCGGGAGTTCGTCCGGGACGGCGAGACGGGGTACCTGGCCCGCACTGAGGAGCAGTGGCAGGCCCGGCTGACCGAGCTGATCAATGACCCTTCGGCGCGGGAGGAGATGGGTGCCAAGGCCAAGGCGCTGGCCGCCGGGTACACGATCCAGGAACATTGGGGCAAATGGGAACAGGCGTCCGAAAGGGCCGCGGGAGGCGGGAAGTAATGGCGCACAAGGTGGTCAAGGAAGTCACCCAGCCGGTGCACGGCCCGGACGGCTTCTCGGTGCTGTACTCGCCGGGGGACCAGTTCGAGCAGGATCACGAGCTGCCGCCGGAGGTGCCGTGG